TGGGAATATATCTCGCAGAATTGTATACGATTTGGCGACAGGAGAGATTTAAATGATATATGGAATGGATTACTTAAGGGCGAAGCTGGGAAAGAAGCAGACGAGAGTCAACACCAGATACAGCCACTATGAGATGAAGCACGTAGCGGCAGATATGCGAATCAGCACGCCTCCTCAGCTGCAGAGTTGGACGAATACGCTCGGATGGTGCGCTAAGGCGGTGGACTCGCTCGCAGACAGACTCGTCTTCAGAGGATTCGCTGATGACAACTTCAACCTCAATGAGATCTACGCTATGAACAATCCGGATGTGCTCTTCTCGAGTGCTATCCTGGGCGCGCTGATCAGTTCGTGTGACTTCATCTACATCAGCAATGACGAAGGTGGATATCCGCGCATGAGGGTCATCGATGGAAAGAACGCGACAGGCATCATCGACCCGATTACGGGGATGCTACAGGAAGGCTATGCGGTACTTGACCGAACAGAAACGGGTGCACCACTGCTCGAGGCACATTTTCTTCCGGGCAGGACGGAATACTATCAGCAGGGGTCGAATGGTGTTCAGATATATGAATACGATGCACCGTATCCGCTTCTTGTTCCGATAATCCACAGGCCTGATGCGATCAGACCGTTCGGACATTCGCGCATAACGAGAGCTTGCATGAACATAGCAGATTCCGCGATGCGTACAGTTAAGCGCTCGGAGATCTCCGCAGAGTTTTACAGCATCCCGCAGAAGTATGTGATCGGAACCGATTCTGAGGCAGAGCCGATGGACAAGTGGTCGGCTGCCATGAGCATGATGCTCGAGATTACGAAGGACAGCGATGGCGACACTCCGAAGGTGGGACAGTTCACACAGCAGAGCATGACACCGCACATTGAGCAGCTGAAGATGTTTGCGAGTCTGTTCGCTGGTGAGACGGGTCTGACTCTTGAGGACCTTGGTTTTTCATCGGGCAATCCGGCAAGTTCCGAAGCGATCAAGGCATCACACGAGAACCTGAGGCTTCAGGCGAGAGCGGCCCAGAGGTCGTTCGGCAGTGGATTCCTCAATGCAGGATATCTCGCTGCGTGTGTTCGTGATAAAAGGGCATACAAACGCAATCAGTTCTATCTGACTACCCCGAAATGGGAACCGGTATTCGAACCAGACGCTTCCGCAATGAGTGGAATCGGCGATGCAGCACTCAAACTTCAGCAGTCATTCCCTGATTATTTCACGGAAGAAAAACTTAGGGATTTGATGGGAATATAACACTGTTACGGCACTGCTCCGGTTAAAGCAGGGAGGTGTTTATGGATGAAGAAATGCTGAGACAGAAACTTGTCGAGGCTATCACGAATGACCCTGAAACGTGGGCACGCATCCTCAAACTCGATACAGGCGTGGGCACTTATGAAGATGTCAACGAATTGGCGGCGGTCATAGGCGACTACATTGTTGGTGCGGTCTCCACACCGGAAGAGCTTGCGGCGTATCTTCGTGAGGGTCATGGTCTGATATCCGCTTTTGCAGAAGTCGCTCAGCAGAATCTGAACGATGCGGCGGGGATTGGATTGAAGCCGATGGTGACGAAGCCGCCGAACGCGCGGATCCAATCGGTCGTTGACGAGATAGCGGCGGTCGAGTCCGAGAAGGTCAAGGATGCGCTTGAGAATGCGGTCGTGCCGGAGCTCCTCGCGATGGTGGACGCGATAGTCAAGTACAACGCAGACTTCCAGAAGGACGCGGGTCTGCATCCGGTAATCAAGCGAACGTGGTCAGGATCCTATCCAAGCCACGATACGAAGCATACGGACTGGTGCAAAGGCTTGGCGGGCGAATATCCATATGATAGCAAAATGGACCGCAAGGTATTCGTCAGGCATAAAGGCTGCCGGTGCAAGGTGGAATACTTCCCTGATAGGAAAGCGCAGAGACGCATCACAGCTCTGGCTAAAGGCGAGGTGGACAGAGACAGCGTACTCTGGAACACGAGAGCGGACACGCTTGAAAAGCGATTAAAGAAAGCAAATAAGAAATGACAACGGAGGTGTAGGAGATGGACGGCAGATATGGCCGCCAGACTCCCACAAGCTCCGTTGTGTTACCTTACACCGAGACATTAGGCGAACGAGCCATTGGTCTGTATGAGCAGACCGGCAGAACGCCTCAGCCTTGGCAAGAGGCTCTTGTGTACGACATAAGGGCGATAAATGAAGAGGGACTGTTCGTTCACACAAAGTTTGGCTATGAAGTCCCGAGACGAAACGGCAAGGGAGAGATCATCACAATCGTGGAATTGGATGACCTTTTCGCTGGGAGAAGGACGCTCCACACGGCGCACAGGACGACCACATCATCCTCTGCATCGTTGAGGCTTGCGACTCTTCTCAAGGATATGGGATACGATGAGATCCAACGCATCAGTCGCGATGAGACTTATGAGAAAGCCTACACCTATTCGAAGCAATTCGGACTGGAGCGCATCCGTCTCCTGGATACCGGAGGCTCGGTCGACTTCAGGACGAGGACATCGAAGGGTGGACTCGGCGAAGGCTTCGACACGCTGATAGTGGACGAGGCACAGGAATACACGGATGATCAGCAGAGTTCACTCCAGTATGTGGTCTCTGACAGCGCGAATCCGCAGATAATCCTTTGCGGAACACCACCGACGATGGTCTCAAGCGGCACGATATTCCCGAAACTGCGAGCCGAGTGCTTGTCGGGCAAGACGGAAGACACAGGATGGGCGGAATGGTCCACCGAGCACAAGGCCGATGTCAATGACGTTGACCTGTGGTATGAGTGCAATCCGGCGATGGGATATCAGCTGACAGAGCGTAAGATCCGAGCTGAAGACAAGAGCGACGAGCTCGACTTCAACATTCAGCGACTTGGCTATTGGTCGAAGTCGAATCTGAAGTCGGAGATCTCCGTGACCGAATGGGAAGGCATCAAGTGCGACAAGCCTCCGAAGATATCGAGCAATCTGTATGTGGGTGTCAAGTTCAGCAAGACATCTGCATCGGTAGCGGTGGCATCCAGAACGGATGACGGACGCATCTTCTTCGAGGCGATAGATTGCCAATCGATTCGGACGGGCAACGCGTGGATCGTGCAGTTGCTCAGCGCCATGCAGCCGGAGAGCATCGCCATAGATGGTTCCGGAGCACAGGCGATACTGAAAGCCGACCTCGAGGCAGAACGCGTCAAAGGCATCGTCCTGCCGACGGTCAAGGAGATAGTCGTAGCCAATGCCAAGTTTGAGCAGTTGCTTTACGCGCAGGAAATATGCCATATGAATCAGCCGAGTCTGAAGCAAGTGGCAACAAACTGTGAGAAGAGAGCGATAGGTTCAAATGGCGGCTTCGGGTATCGCGCTCAGTTTGATCAGATGGAAATCGGACTGCTTGATGCGTGCATCCTTGCGATATGGCAATGCTCGGAAGGTAAGGAAAAGAAAAAGCAAAGAATCAGTTATTAAGAGCAGACAATTCGGTCTGCTTTTTTAATAAGCAATTTACGTGACTACAACGGTTAAGAGTGGGAGGACATTATGGCAGAGGACAGAACATTCACACAGGAAGAAGTGAACAAGCTCGTCGGACAGGCGAGGCTGGAAGGTAAGGAAATCGGCAGAAAAGAGTTCGAAGGGTGGATATCACCGGAAGATGTGACTAAGCAGAACGATGGACTCAACAATCAGCTGAACAGCCTTTCTGAACAGATCAAGAGCCTGAACGAGGAGAAGGAAAATCTGCAGACACAGCTTACAGAGAAGGACGGACAGATCGCGAAATACGAGATCAACTCGGTAAAACTGAGAATTGCGAGAGAGTGCGGACTTACTTATGAGGCAGTTGATTTCCTGCAGGGCGAAGATGAAGAGGCAATCAAAAAGAGCGCCGAATCACTCAAGAACCTTGTAGGAGCGGCAAAGGTTCCGCCTCTGGGCAATCCGGAGACGCCACCTGAAGAGGATGGCGTGACAGCGGAATTCAGAAAACTAAATCCAAATATTAAGTTATAAGGAGAACAACAATGGCTCAGGACACAAACAAAATGGAAAGCTATTCCAAAATCGTAGATGCGAAGCTCAGAGCTAACTCTGTATTCGCAGCACTTTTCAATCAGAGACACGATGGCGCGGCTGTTGCCGGTGCTGTCAAGATCCCAGTAAGGACCGAAGCTACTGCAGGTGCTTACGTAACAGCAACAGGTCTTGCTATCAGCAACCCTGCTACAACTTATCAGACTCTCGTACTCGACAACGACTATGCTGTCAACGAACTCATCGACGGCTTCATGGCTGCTGCAGTTCCTGACGGAATGATCGCTGAGAGACTCGACTCCGCTGGCTATGCTCTGGCGAACGTCGTTGACGCGGCTCTCGCTGCTGACCTCATCGCTCACGGCACAGCTTCGAGCGATACGACAGCTCTGACA